GAACATTTCCTACATTTAATTTTTTAAACCCACTTTCTACTTTCCACTTCATAAAGTCTGGTAAGTGCTTTACATTGAATATTTGTATTGCTGTTGCAAGACTGGTCTGTATATTATCTGGCGTATTGTCCAACATATGTAAATTCTTTTCTACGGTATTCCAATTTGTTGGATGTCTGATGTACTCATCTCTCTCAAAACAAGCATCCATACTCACAGCAAATTTTACTTTTTTAAACTTAGTCCATAGTTCTATTAAATCTTCATCTACTAATAAACCGTTACTGTTGTATCTAAGCAGTATCTTGTCTTGATATCCTTGCCTAATAATTTCTTCTATGAACATTTTATGTTCTTTAATCATGAGTGGCTCGCCTCCGGCAAAATATACTTGTTTTAGATTAGGAATCTGTCTATACATTTCTTCCCAAAATGTATCTTTTTCGTGCCACTTGTTGTCAAATTCAGATCGGTCCCATTGCATTTGACGCTTGACTTCTGGGTCTTGTAATACAGGGATTAATTCCTTATGATCCTTTACCCACTTTGAACTGTCATGTGGACTACACATTACACATTTTATATTACATGTATGGCCTAGTCTAAGATCTAGATATACTAATTCTTCAGGCACAGTTCCGTCTGATTGTGTTTGTTTTACAAGTTCAGGAATATCTATACCGTCTTCGTCTTGTTGCCATGTTCCACTTTCCCAAATACGTTTACTTACAACGCCTACCTTTTCTTCTTCAAAACATTTGCGACAACTAGCTGGAATTTCTCCACGAAGCATTGTAGTGCGTACACTCTTCATATAATCATTATTCCATGCTTCCATAGGAGTTTCGCGACCAAAGTTTGCAGGACGTCCATGTTCCATTTTTACAAGTCCTACTTCGTGATCGTTTCCTGCTCCGCTAGCATTGGCACTACAGCATAAACGCATATCTCCATTTGGCCTTGTAGCAAAGTGTATCCAAGGCAAAACACAAAATGTAGGTGTTCCACTCAGTTCTTCAATTTGTCTTTGATAACTTCCTAGTTTAGTATCTTCCGGGTGATACCAATATTTTTTACTCATGTCTTTTTCCAATTATCATAAATCTTGTGTATTTAGGCAACTCTAAAGAATCAGCAATGTAAATCTTTTTAATTAATGAGGATCCTACAAAGTCCTCTAAAGAATTATGACAGTTAACATGTTCGTCTAATTCAAAATAATTGTTGCTTTGTGTTACTATCATAGCATCGTCTGGTACATTTTTTAGCCATTGTCTATACTGAGCAGATGTAATATGTTCAACACTGGTGTTAATTACAATGTCAGCATCGTATGTGTAGTCGCACATATCTGCGGTTACTGCTGTAAATCTGCCTTCCATTTCTTGGCGTTTGTTAACTGTGGTAGCAGTTTCTTTGCAAGTTGAATCTATATCTATACTAGTAATGTGTGCAATATCTAATCGGCTATTGAATAGTAAACTTGCAAGAGTACCGTTCCATCCGCCATGTATTACAATACGAAGATTGTTTCTTTTAGAATATGCTTCTACATTTTTTACTAACCAAAGTTTAGAATTAATTTGACCTTTCCAAAATGATTCAAGTGTGCGATATCGGTCATCGCTGTTGCGAATTGCATCCATCCAAAAAAGTACATCTTGTATATCAACCAACATAGATTCTTTCCAACACTTGTTCTAATCTGTTTTCTTGTGCTAGTAATATATAGTGCTTTTTGTTATACTCTAACTTGCTCTTGACAGATTCAAATTTACTTTGTTTTTCTTTTTGCGGCAATTTACAAAAGTCTATTATATTATTTAGAACCATGTTGTAACGTGCTGCAATATCTTCCTCTGCGTCATATGACTCATCAAAAAATTCTTCAAAAGTATAAAAACCTAGATCTCTTAAATATTTTAATAATCCACAAGGTCCTAGTACAATAAAAGGATGTCCAATAAAGATAGCCTTATATGTTTTTTCTGTGATAAATCTAGGAGATGTTAGAGTTTCTGTTACTACGCTAAAGTAGGTGTCTTCATAGTGACTATAATTTATACTGTTCTCTATCACCATGCCAAAGTCGTTTGTACCTTTATCTAGATAAATTGGTAAACGTGTTTGAATAAAATGTTCAAAATAATCACTGGACTTATTACGATATCTAAAAAAATCAATTGCTCCAGCAATGTCTAGATCAGTTCCGCCGCCGGTACAGCTAATATAATTATTATCTAAATTATGCTTATACAGATCAGATATTAGCATTAACCTCATAGGACGAGACTTGCCATTATAACATAGAAAGTCTTTGGTTTTAATAGTATTTGTTTTTATACTTGTTTGAGATAGTCCTAATTCTGTAATTGTATCATAGTAGTCAGATATAAAATGATCAATATAAATTGGTTTGATATAATCTCTTGCTGCTTTTGCTTCTATATCTATATCTGCATATACAAAAAAAGCGTCTAAATTATTTGCTTCACAAAAATTATTGATATCTATATACCACTTGCCTAATTCAAAGCCTTCTCTAGGATAATAAAAAACTACTTTTACTTTTTTTAAAAACGCAATATTGCATTTTAAAGATATGAAGAAATTATCACTTGACTCTACATCTAACAACTCAATTACATACATGTTAAAATCATCAGTGTTAAAATGTTCTCCTATTTGCTTGTTACAGTATGATATATTATACCTTTGCAATTTTGGTAATAGAACACTGTTGCTTCTAATGAATCTGGTACCATCGTTAAGATTCATAGAGTCTATTTTATCATACCATAAAATAAGATTATTCATTGTAAAAACCAGATACTTGTAATGTGATTTTATCTTTGAATCCTACATTTGCACTTAGATGTAGAATACTTGAATCCCACATTAAACCTTGACCGGATTTCCAGTTTATATCGGCAGACCACACATTTCCATTCTTATATTGAATTATATGTCCCATTTGCCAATCAGTTACATAGATATTTGCTCGCACTTTTTTTCTTTTGTCGTTTGGAAACAATTTATTAATTTGGTAAAATGTGTCTCTATGAAGAGGAATTACATTGCCTGGCTTTTGTAAAATAGAGCTAATTGTGATAACTTCCATATTAAGACATTTTTCAAAATATTCAAAATCTATATCGTCTTTTGTCCACCATAACTGCTGTATAGCAGTATTATCAAAATTATATTCTATAGGAAACCCGCCATATAAATTGTGTATGTCTGTTAATTCTTCTTTCTGGTGGACAATACAACTGCCTTTATGCACATCGTAATTAGCAAATAAAAATTTTGACAAATCGATATCTAAACTTAAATTATTAAACATTTAAATCCTTTCGTTTTGGAATTTTAGAATCTGCACTGCTCAAACACGAAGGAGTAATACATTTTTGCGGTTTATCAAAAATTTTAAATCCTTCTGTTAGTGTTCCTATTGGTTCATCATGACAACTATAACTGCGTTTTACTTCATTCGATCTAATTACAATACCTTGATATCCTGCATTGCATGTCCAACCCTGAAATTTGTTAAAGCCAAATGCATTTAATCTTTCTGCCTGATCGATGTCGTATTCTTTATTGTTAGTGTCGTATAGTGCAACTTGTGCTATTTTTTCTCCTTGCCAATATTGCGGGAATCCTTCTTGCAAGATACGCATTTGCTCTTTCGTATATCCATCAATAATTGCTGTAGCACTAGGATTTGATTGCGGTTTAAGCGTAACACTTATTCCCTGCTTAAAAAATCTTTGTAATCGCTCGTAAAGTTCGTCAAACTTTTCGGGAATCATAACTTGATTTATTGTAAGATATACTCCTTTTTCAATAAGTGCAAGACATTTATCTGCAAACTCATGTTCGTTAGCAAATTCGTGATGAAAACTAGCTGTAATACTCCTACGTTGCAGCATGTCAGTCTTTTTTACAAATCTGTCCCACCATTTTAGGTCAGGGCTTAAATTTGTAGTCATATGTATACTCTGATACTCTGGTTGGCTATCATCACAAAGATGTTTAACTAACGGTAAAAAGCTCTTATTTACTGTAGGTTCACCGCCAGAAAAACTAAAGTGGAAATCACTAAAACCATTGTCTCTAGCCTGTGCTTTGATACTATCCATTGTGTTTAAGTATAAATCTAATGGTTTTTTATCAATGATACTAGATCTAGCATGGGGCCAACAATAACTGCATGAATAATTACAATATCTTGTGGTTATCCAAGACACTGTAAAAAGACGACTCTCTAAAAGGGTTTTCTGGCCTAATCTGTTTATATTGTTAAATGGTATCTTGCTATAGATCGACATATTTCAAAATTTCTAGTGCATTTTCTTTTGCTCTTTTTATTATAGCATCATATACAGGAAAGTCAAATGCTTTTTTAGGAATATGTCTTTCTTCAAGCACAGTTGTTAAAGCGTGTTTTTGATTAAATTTAGCTGCCTCTAAAGTTTTTTGACTTACTGTTACATCAG